CTCGAAGGAACCTACTCGCTTGGATGAGTCGGTACCAATCCGCGATGCTCGGCGGGAGGCCCGATTTGGTTGCGACCGCCCGCCGGAGCGTTTTCCCTGCTCTGCGTCACCACCTGCATCCTCGCCAATCGCCATCATCAGGTCGGCAATCAGACGAGTGGGTAGTGCCATAAAGGCGTCGTACTCAAGAGGTACCTTGTTCTCACCGTCCATCACATCCCAATCGAGCAGGATGATGAGCAGGTTCTCAACCAGAATCTGAGACACGCGCTCGTCCATGTTTCCACCAGAGTTGATTTCCGCCTCCATCTCTGGTGTAAACTTGTAGACGTTGTACGTGACCTCGATTTCCTCACCAAGGTACTCCCAGATGAAGGTCTTCCGTTCCTTCCCCAGGTCGCTGATCTGCAGTGGCATAGTCCCCTCCTAGGGGTTTGGTTACCCTGCAGATCGTATCACGCGACGGGTGCGGGCGTGTCGTCTGGTACTACCTCGTGTACGGTCATCTCCGCGGGTCCTGACTGGGCATCCATATGTTCGGGTGACTCGACGGGTGCCTGCACAGCAGCGGGCGGCTCAGTCAGCGCAGCGTCCTCGCTACCCAACGCGCCAACTGCCGATCCGCAGTTCGAGCACACACCAACGCCTCCTGACGGTGGATCTGCAGGCACGGTGATCCCGGACGTGACGTCCATACCTACTGGAATGTCTGGGTTGTCATCGTTGACCTGCTGCACATGTGCCAGGTATGCGTCGTAGTTTTCTGTAACCTCACCACCGCATACGGGGCAAGACCCCCAACCGCCAACATCTGATTCTGGTTTTCCTTTTGGCACTATGCCTCCTAAAGAGTGACCAACTTGTTGATAATGGTTGCCAGGAGAGCATTTCCCCAGGTTGCGTCATAGACAACGTCCCAGGTGTACTCGATTGCGTACACACCATCTGAATCTTGGAAGTTGGACAACGCAGATACCTTCCCCGCAAGATCGAACTGTACAGAGTAGGGATTGCCGACGCCAGCAAGATCTACCGACGTTGCCTTGAGACGCACGAACTGGGATGTACCAGTACGCAGCGAAGCAAGCGGCGTCATGCCCTGTGTGTCTGCCTCAACCATGAAGGTAAACTGCACTGTCGGTTCCACTTCGACGTGTGAGACGTAGGCCTGCTGTGCTGAGTTGACAACCCAGACAGGATTGTACCGTGATCCGATTGTCAACCCGAAGGCAAGCAGTCGCGTGAGTTTCGTGGTCCCAAGAGCAGCGGACGTCGGGTCCATGAAGACGTCGATGGTGTTGGGGATGACTGGCTTCTCTTCAAGGTCAGGAACAGCACCAGTCAAGACGATGCCGTCCGTGATTGCCTGCCCCATGAAGGTGCCTGTGATGGATGCCTCAGAGCGGTTGACAACGATGGCGAAGTCAGTCATAAGGGCATAGGCAAACTTTGCCGCCCTGACAGATCCACCAAACTCAATGGTGTACGTCTTGGGAGTATCTACTGCACGTGCTGCTGGTGTGAAGACGTGCGAGTAAGCAGTCGTACCACCTAACTGCGTGATGACGCCTGTGGTGAGAAGCGAGTTGAGCAGGTAGACAAGGTCCGTGTAGGACAAGGCGCCCGACACAGCACCTTGCGACCACTCCTTGCCGACCACCAGCGATGAGGCGTACTTCTGCCCCACTGGGCGGTACCTGTGCATATCAACCTGGACACCCATCTCAATGGTAGTGTCCAGGAGATGCTTTGTTGCAGCAACTGCAGTTCCCGGAGTCGACTCGACACCGATCTGCACGCCCTGCAAGATGGAACTGCGTTCAGGCATTGTTCCCTCCTAGATTACTTGGGCCTGCAACTTGTAGAGGCCTCCGGCGTGAGTAAACACTTCCTGGTTCTGCTCTTCGGTAAAGCGGAATGGTTCCTGCCGTACGCAAGACAGGATCTCTACGATGGGTGTGGTGCCCACAGCGCGCTTGAACAGGTCGTCCATGCGTGAGACAGCGGCGACGATTGGCGCAGGAGAGGCACCCTTGTTCGTGACGACGATTCGGTAGATCGAGGTAGTCATGATCCGTACACCATCTGTCACGATCAAGTCGGTCCCAGAGATGAAGTCGTACCTGCAGGCAGGAAGTGGTTTGTCGTTCGGGATGATCTCTGAGTATGCCCCAGACACAAGGGACATCAAGGTCGCGTCTCCCATTATGACTGACCGGATCCATCTTCCCATTTCTAGTTCTTCTGCTGCCATTAGATGAAAGGAGCATTGATTAGATCGAACATGTCCTTGGGGAACTCGTCCTTATGTGCCTCATACGCTGGCACCAAAGCAGGCGCAGCAGCACGGTACCTCGTTCCGAACTCATTATACGGGAACCAAGGCGCCGTGTCCCCTCCACCTTGCAACTGTGCCTCGTGACCTGCGACGATGCTCACTGCCTTGATCGAAGCACGGGCCTTACCAGTTTTGTATCCGAACGATCCTGGGTGCAGGCGTGACTGGGCATCCTTCGCCATGGCATTGACCACCTTCATCAGGGCAACCCGCTTGCCTGACTCGACGCGATACACTAACTCAGGAAAGTGGTTGTAGACAACCTCTGTCTCTGTCTTTGCCATTAGTTGGGGTACCTTCGTGTCTGGTAGACAGGACGGTAGTTGCGCTGCAGGTAGTGGGGGCCCGACGTTGACCCATCAGAGATCACGTACCCCTTGCCAACCTCGATTGCCACGTGATCTGGATTCTGGTAGAAGGTCATGTCTCCTGCCTGCGGAGTCGTCACGCGGGTTCCATGCTGCAGCATGGTACCTGTGTATCCCCATCCTGCGTAGTTGAACCCATTTGGGTCTGACAGGTGTGCGACGAATCGGTACCATGTGCAAGCAGAGGAGCAGTCAAGGTAACGTGGTACCTTTGGAGGGTACATCTTCTCTGTGATGCAGCGCATCCGTAGTCCTGCATCCTGGGAGTAGAACGTCTCGTCTTTATGTGCCAGGAGGAAGAATGCCGTCTTCACCGACTGAGAAACTCCGGTCGCCTGCTTCGTTCGCTTCCGCTGCTGCGCGAAAAGGTACATCCCGTACCCGTCAAAGTACTTCGCCAGTTTGTCAAGGGTGTTCTGGTTGACGCGTCCAGTCGCCTTGAGGTGGTGACCTCGCTGGAACTTCTTGACGTTGTTGACGCACCTGATCCCGTAGTGGCGTGACGCCTTACGTTTGCGGCACTTCGCAACCTTGAGGGCACGCTGCACGGCAAACACGTCTGCGCCCTCCATGCCACGCTTGAGGGGAGCACGTCCTGGTATGAGGACTGGGTTACGCCTGACTGCCATTTGGTGCCTCCGGCGGTACGTTAGGAACGTCCCCCACGTCATGCCCATCGTACTCATCCAGTGGAATCTCAGAAAGATCCTCTGGAATCAGCACGTCGTTCTCGTCAATGGGTTCTACCACCATATTGAACAACTTCCTGAACATCACAGCACCTCACGAAGGTAGGCCTGTTCGCCTGCCTGGTAACTTTGGGGCGCTTCAACGTACAGCGTCTCAAATCGGCGGTTGTTCTGGGAGGTGAGGATCACGTCGTCCGCCACTTGGATGTCTGTCCCCTTGGCGAACGAGATTGTGGTATCAGCGACCTTCGCCTGGCGAGTGGCAATCACCTGCTGTACGCCGGGAAGGACTACTGAGGTCAACCCACATGGCACATCTGCAGCAACCACTGTGACTGTTGACTCCTCACCATAGTCACCTTCGGTCATTACCTCACGCTCGATGTTACAGGTATCCGTGAACCAGACGTTCCAGGACTCCTGTATTGAGGCGAGTTCAGTAGGGGTAGGGGTCTGAGACATCTTCATCCCAGTTGGTGACCACGCCCGGAATCAGGCGACCGTAAGGCACATACCCCTTGGACAGAGACACTGACCGCATTGTCTTCTTGCCATACTGCTGAGACATCTTGATGCACTGGTCGAAGATCTGGTTCCTTGACAGCGACTTGCCCTGATCGCTGAACTGGTATCCGTTCGCAGCAAGTCCTGCCTTTCGGCGCCAACCTTCACACGCACCCAAAGCAAGGTCCCAGTTCCCAAACCAGGGTGTCCACGACTGCGCTAACCAGGTAACTCCACCGTCTACAACAGTAGTCGTCTTGATGACGGCATTTGCTGGCCAGGTAGGTTCTACGTTTGCAGACCTTCCTGCTACTGATGCCTGCCACACGATTGCTGCCGTGTAAGGGATCGCAGGCGGGATATACAACTGCGAGGACCATGACTGAGGTCCAAGTTCCCCTCGTGACGTGCGCACGACGAAGTCACCTACCGCGTAGTTAGTGGAAGGTTTCCAAATCTTGAACGCGTCTGGCGCCGTGCCGTAGCGATCTACGACACGGGCCAGTCGCATCAGGTCCTCGAGGGCATTATCGTCCAGGATTGGTTCTTGCGACGCAGCAACCATCTGCGCCAACCGGTCCTTTGCCTCAAGGTAGTCGAGTGCCATCTACAGGCGTCCTACGTCCTCCGCATTGCGCTGGAAGAAGAACCCTGCCTCCTCCGACTCAGGCACGATACCAGGTCGCTCCGCAAGCGAAGGCGAGCAATGGCATCCTGCCGCCACAAACCCGTACAGGTCTGTGGTGGTGTCTGCGATGACCAACTTCACGACACCATGCGCAGGTACGTTCTGGGCGTTGACGGTGATAACGGCACCTGTCGGGTTGTAGAGGATGACGTTTCGGTTTGCCATCTACTACTCCTTGTAGGGCGTGTGGGTTGCCTGCCCCTCATACTGGTCACCCAGTTTCGGGTCCGCCTTTGCATCCTCCGCAGACGGCGTGGTGGGGTTGTCACCTGGTTCCGGCGCGCCACCAGACAGCGTGTACGCCTCGTCAGGAAATGGGTCCACCTTGCGTCCCACATACCCCTGCTCCTGCTCCTTGTCCATCATCTCCTGGACCTGGGCCTGTCCTGCATCCCCCGACGAACTGGAGGTTGTCTCTTCGGTGGCGTCATCTTCTGCCACATTTGCTCCTTCCGCCTGTTGGATCGCGTCACGTAGCGACCCCATGTTGGGGTAGGACTCAGGATTGTCAATGCCCAGCGTGTGAGCAAGATCCTCGAGTTCACCCCTATTCATTTCGGTCAGAGACGCCATCCTACGGCTCCTTGATGATTGCCGCCGGGTAGCGGTTTGCCTCCGTCGCCTGGTCGTAGTTGATGACGTTTGCCACCTGCCAGGCGAACCTGGCGACTACGCGCAGCGCAATCATATCCTGCTGCGGCAGGTTGTAGATGATGGCACCCGTGTTGTCAGTGATGACTGCCTGATCCAGGACCTTGTACGTGAAGTCCTTGCGAACTGCCAGCATGAACTCCGACCTGTCAACCAGGATTGCCTGCGCGGCACCAGAACCCGTGGGGAACATGCCTCGCATCGGATACGAGATGGGAACTCCGTTGACCTGCAACCCATCGACCGACACGTCCATGAGACGCTCGCCCAAGGTGCTGCGGGCCTGACGGAAGCGCCCCTTGTAGACGGTGTGTGCAACGACACCGGTTGGATCGTACCCATCTGCCTCCAGTGTTGCGAAAGCATCTGAGAAGTCACCAAGGATACCACCAAGAGCGGCGGCATTCGTTCCCTTGGTAACCTGGTTGGCAGCAGCGACCGCAGACGAGACGACGTCTGTGGGCCAGGATGCCGGCTTGTTGGTGCCGAAGAACACGGCAGCGTCAAGGACGCGACCAATCGACTCCTCCAGGCGCGGCTGGATGGACCCCCAAACATCGAAGGAGGTGTCGTCAAGAACTGCTTCCGGAATCGGAATAATGGCGGCGATCTCTTCGACGTTCAGGTACTTGTTTGTCCAGTTCTGCTCCGAGGTCTGCTTGAGGCCTGTGTCACCGTTGACGAAGTAGGCGGTCGGCAGGGCGCTGATGACCGGAATCCGCTGCTGGTTGGATGCCATCTGGACGCGGGGAAACATGCCAAGAGCGGCAGAATCTCGTATCACGCCTTCAAGGACTCCAGAAGCAACATCTTCCGGGATCAGTGCCTGTACTTCGGAGCGAGAAATGACGTTGGTGTATGCCACTATCTCTCCTAAGTTGTTACTGGACGATACCTGCGTGACGCCGCAACAGAGTATTCATGTCTGTGGAACCCTCTCCACCTCCGCTGCCGTCTCCACCGCCTGCACCACCGTCTGCCCCACCAGCAACATTGCCAGCGAGATAGGGACGTGCCTTGAGAATGCCACGCATCTGCTTCTCAAGTGCCGCGTCGTCATCTGCGTCGTTCCAGTCAACAAGGCCCGCTGCGATCTCCGGGTCGATGATCCCCACCTTGCCTGCTGCCACCTGGGCCCGCAGATTCTGGTTCTGGGATTCGAGATCCTTGTTGCGTGTTGACAGTGTCTCCACCTGGGTCGTCGCCTTCTCGATGTCCGACTGTGTCCCTGTCTTGAGACGGTCCCGCTCCTCTTCAGCGTCCTTCAACCGTGTGCGAAGGTTACGTGCCTCGGAACGGAGTTTCCGTGCGTCCTCAGTGGACAGGTTTGATTCCCCGCCAGATCCACCCTGGGTTCCAGCACCATCGCCACCCTGGGCGCCCGACGTGCCAGTGCCGCCCTCGCCAGTACCTTCTCCTTCAGTACCTTGGGCACCTTCGCCGTCGTTTTCGCCTGCCATTTTAGGCATCCTTCCTTGCGTTTGTCAACCGCTAAAGGGGATTGACCTGGGGTGCTTCTGCGAACTCCACGTCGCCAGTGACTGCCTTGCCGGCGATCACGGTGATCGTGCCCTGCGAGGTGACCTCGGATCCGTCGTCGTTGACGGTGGTCACAGAAATGATGGCAGCACCTGGTGCGCCGATCTCGACCGTGCCCGTGAGGCCATCATCAGATGCCGTCACGGTTGCCGATGCCTCGTTGTCAGAGGCCCACGAAGGAACGTCATCGGGTGTTGCCACGTTGCCTTCGGCATCGAGGAAGGTAACTGTGGCGCTAAGAGCACCAGAGTCATCTGCTACTGAGATCATGCCCATTGCGGTTTCTCCTTCTGTTGTGAATATTACAGGCGTTGCCATTGTAGGCGATCCTGGGAACAGGTGTTCCAGTTGTTCTGCGAGCGCACGTAGCGCCTTCGATAGGAAAGGAGCATTGTGTCGTGCAAATCTCTGGAAGAAAGTCGTCATACACCCCACTTAGTTTGGAGGTAGGTCTCGACCTGTGTACGATCTGCAGGTGTGAGAGCATGATCGTAGACGATTACCTCAGCGATATCCACCGCTCCGGGACGCGCCGTAAAGTTACTGGCACCTATATACAAAGGCACATTGGGAGTCGCAGGCGTACCTGCAGTCGCAGTTGACCCGTTTGAGGCACCCTGGATGAATACCTCAACAGTTGTCGCGCCACGCACACACGCGATCTTTTGCCAGGTTTGGGTAGGTGCTGCAGGACTAACATCTGTGTAACCTGCTGCCGCTGTGTCAAAGACGCTGAACTGAACGCTGGAGGCATCCTGCTGACGCAACTGGTAGTTACGGATTGTGCCTGTTGCTGTGCCTGCGTTAGAGTACCCATCTTGCGATGGCACCGCATCATTCGCCTTGCCAACCAAGATCACCGTGTACGCTGCTGGCCAGTTGAAGAAAGCAGTTACCAGGTAATCATCGACACCATCGAACCTAACAATACGCCCACCTGCGAGTTGCCCTGTCTTGCATAACGGTTGCAGGGACCCAGTCGCCTGAGTGGCGTGACGTGCGTTGGATGAGCGATCGCTCAACTGAGGCACAGCAACACCATCTGCCAGCGCGAGTTGCGAAGCATCCAACCATACCATGAGGCCTGGCAGTTGCGACGGGTCAAACGGTACCGCAGGTGGCCACACCTTGGTTGCCCCTGCGTACACGGAAGATACTGGATTCGCCCCAAGACGCAGGGAATCCGCCGTGTTGAGCAGCGGCGTCACCCGACGATAACGTAGAGTGTGTTAGGGTCCTTTACAGGCAAAGCAGTATATGCCGCCTGCGTGATTTGTGTCCATGGTCCCGGAGGCCCAGTTGCACCTGTAGCACCTGTGGCACCTGGAGTACCAGCAGCACCCGTCGGACCTGCAGGACCAGTAGCACCCGATGCCCCAGTCGATCCTGCAGGTCCTTGGGGTCCTTGGGGTCCCGTTGCACCCGGAGGACCTGCTGGCGCGAGCGTTGAGGCGATGGTGATATCCGCTGAGTCAACCGTCGTGACGATCTGCTGCGTAGGTGCAACAGTCGCCTCGAGGTCTATGGTCGACTCGATCATCGCGTCACGTCAGGGATACAGGTTACGGCGCCCTGCACTACCGTTGCAGGTTCAGCACCTGTTGCCGTCCACTGCACGTCCCAGTACCCAGCGAAGGGGCCTGCGCCACCAAGAGCAGTCGTTTGGGCACCTGTCAACGATAGAACCACGACACCTGTGGCACCTTGCGACAGATCAACCGCGAAGGACTCCTCTACCTGGGTGTCCATCCGGTCCTGGCGTATCTGCGCTTGCACCGTACCCGTGAGATTCCAGGGCGTACCGTCGCCCTTCTTCACAGTCAGGCGTAAACCCACCCCGTCTCCAGCATACAGCGCCAGATTCACGACCTCTGGGACCAAAGATACGAGTTCGTCAGTCATTTCCACCTGTCAAAGGACGTTGACCCGACTGAGACCTGGTTAGAGTCGCCTGCTGACCGGGAGTTTGGGACGTGCGCCCGGATGCTGGGCCTCCTGTTGGGTTTCCGCCCCCAGATCCTTGGGGATTTGTGTCTGGATTCAAGTTGACACCGTGTGCTCCAGGTGCCGGAACACCTAGAAGCGGTTGATTTGCTGCCTGCTCCTCGATAATCGCCGCGATCTCGTCGTCATCATACCCTGCTTCCTTCAGCAACTGGGTGAGCGACACGCCAAGTGCCTTCTTCTTGAGGAGTACGTCCATGATCTCACTATCTGAACGTGACGTCTCAACTGCCCACTTGGGGTTCAGGTCGAGATCGTCGGGAACAGTGGTCGCATCCAACTTGAGAGCGAAGGTCATTACGTTCTCCCAGACGTCCTCCGCTGCCGAAATCCGGTCCTTTACCTTCTTCGTGAAGCGCACCTCTGCTGACTTCAGTGCCTCTCCCGAAGGGAAGTCACGGTGCGTCATAAAGAAGTAGTGCATTGGGGTACCTGATACGCGTGCGATCTCTGTACGCAGGTTCTCTTGCACCCCAGTAAACTGTCCCAGGTCCGCTTGCGAGAAATCACCGAACTTGGTGTTCTCATCAGGGGAGGTCATCATGCGATCAGATCCCACGTTGAACGGTGGATTCACAGGTTTGCCCGTCTGCTCGTCAACCTCGACCTCGATACCAGTTGCCCAACGCTGACGGTAGGCCTGAAACTCCATTGCCACCATCATATCGCATACTGCCTTATTGAGCGCGTCCTGGAGAGGGATCACGTCGTCCAACTCAGAGGAACCACGTCGTGCCTGTCGCTTGTTGATGAAGTGGAATACTGGCACCTCACCCCAAGGATTGTTGACGGGGGAGTCGTAGAGGATGAAGTTATCTGCCTTCAACGTGGCAGTGTCCCCTAACCCGTACACCACCTTCGCCTTGACTG